CGAACGTTACAACCTTATGATGGGCCTGGATCTAAAGATGGTTACATTCCTTTGTGTCATGGGCACAGAAAGCATTTGCTGAAGTACGGGTCACCTCGAACAGATATCCCTATCAGGTTGATGACGAACATTACGTTTGAACAACGAGTTGAAACGTATTTGAATCCTGCGTTTGCTCACGTTCAGCTTGGTCACGTCATTCGTGAGGATGGAACTGTCTGCGTTCTTTGGCAGGGCTTCACACAGAATGGTGGATACGGAGCAGTCAACAGCAAGGTAATTGCTGAACGAGTAGGCACAAGACGCAACGCCTTGACACATCGTATGGTGTGGGTTTACCATAATGGTCCTATACCTGAGGGATTGCAGGTACACCACACATGCCACGAACCAAGATGCTGCAACATCAACCATTTAGAACTAGTAACAGCCGAAGACAACTCTTTGGAAGCAAGTACGCATTCAGTTGTCGTATACCGATTAGAAGAAGAAATTAAAGAATTAAAAGCAGAGAACAATGAGCTACGAAGACAGCTTCACAATTAGGTGGAATAAAACAGACTTCACTAAACATGGCTACATAGCTACTTATGTTTTAGGCGGATGTAGATGCAAGAAATGTAAACAAGGATGGGAGGACTGGGACGAGAACGAAACGTCACGAAAAAGAAAAGCAAACATTAGATCTTTACTAACAGAAGGGAAACCCCGTGGACCATATCGACGGAGAACTACTACTTGAACTGATGGACGAGGCACACGACCTCATACACTCAGACCGCAAACTTGCAGTGCTTCTGCTTGAACGAGCAGAGAGACTGGAAGAGAAAATGCACAAGTTTTTGCACGACGCAAATAACCAAGAAGACGCCGAAGTCATACCCCTCAGGGATACTGATGCCGACGAATAGAACAAGAAGAAAAGGATACAACTGCAAAGGGAAACCGTCCGCTTCTCATTACGGAAACGGTTGCAGATGTTTAGGATGTCGTTCCGCATGGAACCAATACAGCAAGGATAGAGCAGATCAGAAACGTGGATCAGGACCGAAAAGGGAGAAACACGCACCGCTCCAAGATGCGTTTACCCGAGAACAAATACTGGAGGCTAGAGCCAATGAGTCCCTCTAAGTATGAGATAAAGGGAACGATAGTTCCTTTAGGAGCAGGCTTGAGAACATCAGGCTATGTAGTTATACAAGACGGTCATTACAAAGAGTTCTTTGAAACTCTGGCCGAGGCTCAACAAGCAGCCAAAACTTATGAAGAAAACGAATCTAACAAGGAGTGTTGCGAATGAGTGCGACCAAAGAACTGCATGAAAAATTAAGAAACTTTGTAGACAACACAGATCCTTTGGTTGCTCTTAAACATCTGGACAACATAGATAACCAGTTGAGAGAACAAACAAAGCTCACCAGTTATATGCGTAGACATGCACTGTTGGATGCTGTCTATGCCGAAGGCAACCAAGCACAAGTTGGACGTAGCATTGGGTTGTCTCGACAAAGAACACATGACATGGTTGAACGTGCACAATTTGAACGTTTGCACAAGGTTGAACCGCCTCTGGGAGAAGGGGCTGTTTGACTTAAGTTGTATCCATGTTAAAATGGGGGGAACCCCCAAAAGGGTTCCCCCCATTTGAAGCAATGGGGAATTTCTATTTCTAACAATGTTAGAAATGGAGAAGTCACAAGGTTGGGTCGTCCTGTGTCTCCCTGCAGGGCGGCCCCACCGAACAGGGAGATAGATGATTGAAATACGTTTACGACAGAGTTGGATCAATACGTTCCTCCGATGTCCTGAGCAGGCACGACAAGAACGCTTAGGTCTTGTATCCCAGAAAGAAACAACAGATTTTCTGAGAGGTAACGCTGTTCACGGAGCCATCGAATACGCAGGACGAATGATCATGGCTGGTTTACCTCGTCCTAGCTTGGACGATGTACTAGAAGTCGCAGAAGAATTTATCGCTACCTACTCATCCGAAGTAGAAGTATGGCGTCACGAGTACGAAGCCATAGTTGATGTAGTCCGAGCCAACCTCGCAGTTTGGTACGACGAACTGTTCCCTTCCTTAGATCCTGAGGGAGTTGAGGTTCCATTTGAACGAGAGATCGGTAGAAGAGACAACGTTAGGTTGGTTCTCACTGGCACTGTTGACTGGGTAGACAAGTCTGGTGTGCTGTGGGATTGGAAGAATCCTGGCAGGGAGTACCAAGCTTGGGAGAAGAAGCGTTGGGATATACAATCTCATGCTTACAGTTGGGCTTTGGATGCATCGGAGTTCAACTTCGGTGTGATGGCTAACGGGAAGCTTCAGATAATTGAGATCGAAAGAACAGAAGAGCACAAGAAAGCTTTTCTGGAATTGTGCTGGTCGATGGTACCGACAATCATGTCGGACGCTGAGACTTGGCCGCAGAACTGGGAGGGCTGGCATTGCTCTCCTCTATGGTGTCCTGTCTGGCAGGCAGGCAAATGCCGAGGTGAACACCTCGGAGAGAATCCCTGGTAGGGAGAAAGGTAAAAGATGACTGACACAGCGAAAGTGACAGTTAGCTTCACGCAGAAAGTAAGTGAAGCTCCATATGAAACAGCGGACTATTCGCTCTCCATAGAGCGGAGTGTTCCTGAGTCAATGGGAGATGACGGCATTCTTGCCGAAGCATCTTCCATGTTTGAACAAGTTAAGAGTGAGGTCCTGAAACAATCAGGTCAGGAGATAGATCTATCTCCCGACGGGGTTGTGATGCGGCGCCTGAAAAGCGGCGTTTCCAGGTCTGCTAGTAGTGCAAGCGCCTCCCCCTCGGAAGCGAATGCCAGTGTCCCTGCAGCGTCAGGACCTACGGCAGCATCAGTAGCTGCACCTCCATCACCTGTCCAAGCTGCACCAGCAGGTGCAAAAATAAGTGGGCGCACATACAAGCGCACCGAATTTTGTACAGGTAAGGGTGCTGACGAACGTCAAGCAGCTTTCAACTTGCTTGCGTTCCACCCAAATCAGTGGGACACCCAAGAAGGTGACACTCTTAAGGTGTACGAAGTTAAGGAATACGCTGACGGATCTACTGACGTAACGAAGACTGGGAAGAACTTCCCTAACTTCTCGATCAGTAAGGATGCGTTGGAGTACATCGGGGTAGCAACATCCCGTGACGTTGGTATCTGGGTCAACGATGGGGACAGCAATGTACCTATCAAGGTCTGGGACCAAGCCTCAGGACAAGCCCAAACCGAAGCAGTTGAATGGGACTGGGTGGCTCGCCGCCAAGAACTTCAACAGTTTGCATATAAGGGCAACTGATGAGTGAGGGTGACGAAGCTGTCGCCCTCACCACCGAGGAGATCGATGCCCGACTTGCGGGCATTGATCTCCCCGAGGGAGAGCCGCAGTACAAATTCTTTAAGCCAACCGCAGATGCCGTAGACCGCTGGGTCGAATACGCCAAAGGAAGCCACGACTGCTTCCACCTAGGACTACAAGACATCGACAGTCGCATGCGAGGAGTCTGGCCGAGCGACGTACTCGTCGTCACAGGCAGAGCACACAGCGGCAAATCCGCAGTGCTTCTATCCTCAATGGCACGCAACCTACAAGAAGACCCAGACTTCTACGGAGTCATATACACTCCTGACGAACCCGAAATCTTGGTTGTATCCAAACTCTATGCACTCATTTATCAACGAAATCTTGCTGAAGTGGAAGAAGCTCTACGCAGTCAAGATGAAACAGTCATTAACGAAATTCAAGAAGCCAAGTACGGGTTCCTAGACAGAATCAAAATCTTCCCTAACGCTCTGTCATTCAACGACATGAGTAACGCAATGAGGGAATGCGAAGACTACTGGCAACACAAACCACGATTCGTAATGGTTGACTTCCTCGAACAACTTCCTGGCGCATCAGGATACGAAGGAGTGTCAACAGTTCTTAAAGGACTGAAAGAGTGGGCAGAAATGGAGAACCTCCCTGTCGGACTGGTTCACCAATCAGGCAAAGGCTCAACTCGCGGCACATCAAGAGGCATGGACGACGGCAAATTCAATGCCGACGAATACGCAATCCTGCAGCTAAACGTCTTCAGAAGAAGAGATGACCCAAAGCTTTCTGACTCGGAAAGAAGAATCCATTCCGTGTCAGTCTCACTGGATCTATGCAAGAACAAACGTCCACCATGTCAGATAACTGACCCTCCCATTGACTATTACATGGACCCGAATTGTGGTCTTGTGAGAGAATATTATGAGAACGATATTCCTGGGGATGACCGATGGGTGGAGTAACTCTTGAAAGGTTCGCTGAGCTACACCAAGGCGGAGCACTAGCAGACGTAACAGACTGGGTTCATCCGCTGGAGAAAGGCGGCAACGTAGCTCTCGGCTACGGAGAAGAATACCTGCAGCACATAGATCAGCACCTCAACGACAAACTTGCACTTGGGGTGTACCCGTTATGGCAACGTAACGGAGTGTGGATGGTCAACTGGTGTGCAGTTGACCTTGACGATGGAGAAAACTCCAGCGTCCACGCTGACAACCTGATCGCTCTCTTAGAAAAGACAGGGATACAAAGCTGGAAAGAAACATCAAAGAGTAAGGGCTACCACGTTTGGGTTTACCTAACTGAACCAGTAGCAGCGACCGTGGCACGCAAAGCTTTAATAGGTGCATGCCGCATTGTTGATGTTCCTACCCGAGAGGTGTATCCGAAACAAACATCATTGAACGAAGGTGCTCTAGGCAACTGTTTACGTTTGCCTTACCCTGAGCACCGTAACCCTGGCCGCCATGAAGTTTATGACCCATCGAAAACAGATTCTTTCTTCTCCCTTGAAGAATTTGTTGACGCTGCATGGGCATCACGAACTTCGCCAGGGTTGCTTCGCTCGTTGCTTCGTTTCTTCGAGGCAACGGAACCTAAAGCCCCTCAATACAAGCCAGGAAACAGAGAAGACGGAGACTTCAAGGGCAACGCTAAAACGATTTGGGAACAAGGAGAGTTTTCAGATCGTTCCGAAGCGATGTACGCTTTTGCTAGCAGTCTTCTTTGGCAGGAGTATTCCCCTGACGCAACACTTGATTGGCTTCGACGCCTTGACGAGAGACTTGAGAAGTTTGTTGACCGAGCAGACAGAGAGAAACAATTAGAAAACATTGTTTCTAAGGCTGCACAAACAACGAGGTATCATGCGTAAACGTTCTTATAAGTTCACTGTCCCAGGAAAACCAAAGGTTAAAGGTCGCCCTCGATTTGCACGAGGGAGAACGTATACACCTAAGTCCACGCTGGAACACGAAGAACATATCCGCAACCATTACGATGGCCCCAAGTTTGAGGGACCAATCTCTATTAGCTGTGTGTTCACATCTAAACGAACACAAGTAACTATCTCTGAACTAGAAGACAGCGAAACAAAGCTACGAGGAGACACAACTAACTACTTGAAAGCAGTCGAAGACGCATTAAATGGCGTCGCTTACGACGACGACATCATGGTTTACCGAATAGTAGGGAGAAAAAAATGATGGCACCCAAGTTCCACAAACGCCCATACCAAGAACGATATAAAGATATGGGTGACGAAGCCGAAAGCGAGTTCGAGAAACGAGAACGAGGCTGGGAACGGTTCGGGTTTAACCGACCCGACGCTTTCGAGCTACACCAAATACCTCAAACGTTTGCAGCTACTCCCGACTACATACAGTTATCTAACGGTGGGTTCCCTCGCCTAGTAGAAGTCATGGGTATGGGTGGCGACGACATGCTAAAGGTTAAGTTCAATAAAATTCGTGCGCTACAGTGGTGGGACACATCCGATTTGGATGTGTGGTTTTGGATCTGGCATCGAACACGCCAGGACTATGCAGACCTGAGTTATAGAGAACTAATGAAAATCATTAACACTGAAGACATCCCTGTAGGGAACTTCGATAACAACAAGTTGTACTTCTCTATCCATTCAGATTTCCTGCATTGGGCAGGTGGATGAAGGAAGCGAGGGAGCAAAGCTCTTTGACGCCCTTAGGAAAGCAAACTTTCCTTCACTGCAACCACAACGCCCGTGGACAAACATAACTAGCTTACCTAAAAGTGGTCACTGGCAAGAAACAAGCAGAGTAACTAGAAAAGAAGTTCTTTACAGGCCAACGCCTGCAACAGAAATGCAAAGCATAATGGAGGCGGGTCCTTTCGAGGACCCGCTTCGGTCTATACAAGAACGAGAAGAAAACTTAGAAGATCTTATTCTCGCAGTACATGAAACATTTATAAAGCTCACAGAAGACGAGCAGTGGCTTTACCACATGCTTGTTGATGTGGGCCTTTCTTTGCGTTTTGTAGCCATAATTTTGGACATACCTAAAACAACTATGGCTAGACGCAGAGATGAGCTAGCAGAAAAATTACGAACTAGCTTGCTTCAACAACCAGCAGTACAAGAATATTTGAATCGAGATACCTAAGGCTCTTCAATGTTTCCTGTACACGCCTGCAAAAACACAGTAAAACCCTGCAACCAATGAATCAAAGTTGACAAAGCAATAAGGTTTCCATCCTGCGCTTCATCCCACGCATTCAAAATAGAATCAACTTCTTCAAAGTCGAACGTTAAAAGAACACCTAACGTACCGCCCACCCACTGAGCATGAGTCCCATCATCCATGTCAAGCAAACCTTTGCTTGCCAACAAAGTCTGATGAATCTCATCCTCAATAGCTAAACCTTCTTCGGCCATCCAGTTGGCCCAAAGATCGTCAAACTGTTCTTCAGCCACGGGATCACTTCCCGAGGCGTGCCTTCGCAAGCGTTTTAAGCGCTGCGATAGCAGCGGCAGCGAACGCTGTAGCTGCAGCTTTGAGACTTGATACGTCAGTAACGACAACAACAGCAAGAGCAGACTCGACACCCGTCCAAACCGAACGTTCAATCCAATCCCCCCAAGAAAACTTTGTCTTCGCTGTTTCTTCAGTCACTTCTTGCCTTTCAATGGCTTAATATTTTTTGCTAGGACGACGAGCCGTTTTACGGCTCTTCTTAGGTTTTTTGTAACCTGCTTTAGGCGCTGGTTTCTTCATTTCCCGAACGGTCGTCCGCCTTGATGCTGGTTACCCAGCCCAGTTGAACGAAGATAAGCAGCATCAGCTTTAGCTTTCGCTGCCATATCAGCCATGTTGTCCGCAGATGACGAATCATATGGCTGCTCATCGGAATCACCGAACGTATCAGCAAACGATCCGTAACCTTTATCTTTAGGCATTTCAAGACCTCCTATAGAGTGTTGAGAGTGGCCCACTAACCAAACAATACATCCCAAGTCCTGGCACCCACAATGCCATCGACCTTAAGAAAAGAACAATATTTAACCTGAAACATTTTCACTGCACGTTTTGTGTTGTATCCAAATATTCCATCGATACCTCCAGGCTCATACCCAAGGTCCTTCAAACGCTCCTGAACGACCCTGACAGCCTCTCCACGGCTCCGCCTACGCTTAGATAGCGGACTATGGGATACAACCGCTTTCAGGCCCTCCAGATGAGCATTGATTCCGTCCCAATCCACCTTGTTGGGATCTCCAAGCGGTGACGGCATCCCTGACTTCAGCCAGTTGTACAACCAATTCCCAGGGCACGTAGAGTTCCCTAAATCTCGATGCCCTTTGACCCACAGCTTCCCTCCATAACGACTATTAATGTCACCAACCAGCCACTTAATAGAATCCAAAGCAGCTTGAGGAGCTTCTATCTCTCCCCAACCCGTGAAACAAATCGACTCAGTACGAGAATTCCAACCCTTAGTAGCACCAGAAACGACACCAGGCCCACGCCCTGCATAAATAACTCCTGCTTCGTCAACCAACCAGTTGTAAGCAATAGCGTTCCAACCACGAGAATCCATATGAAAACGCTCATAAGCTTTCAAAGCAGACATACCCTTAGGTCCGTCCTTCACACCACTGTGATGAAGAACAATGCCCTGCACTCGTGCTGGCTTTAATTTACTAAACGGTTTCTTAGGAGGACGGGCATCCCACCCATCCCGAGAAATAACAGTTCTCTCAGACATACCTAAATCCTAGACCTTGCGGAATTCTATATCTTTCTTATCACGAAGCTCTTCAGCCAGTTCTTTTTGCATACGAATTAGCTCGCTACGTTTCGTAGAAGGAGTATTAGGACGAATGTTCGTACCTAGAAACACCGAAAGCCAAGTAGTCACCGCTCGTTCTTGTTTAGGAGCTTCATTAGGAAGAACCCTTCGCACCCTACCCAACAACGGCATAAACTGATCTAACACATAAAGAGTTTGATCAGTTGTTTTCCATTCCCCTCTACGATTCTTCTTCGCAAATCCAAGCGCACCAAGGGCTGGCATAAACCCAGGAATCTTTCCATAAGAATTAGGCGCTTGTTGATATCGACCAGTAAATGGGATATTGCCAAAATATTTTTTGCCAAACGCAAGCTCTATCGGGAGCTTGTACATCGGGAAAACACTTTCCGCTAAAGGTCGCCACGGTTCTCTACCTTCAATAGCTTTAGACCATTTAGCAAGATCACGGAACGGCAAATCAGGAATAGCATACGCTCTGTTCCCACCAATATTAAAGGGCAAACGTATACCCATATTCTCTCCGAACCAGCTAGGCACTAGCCCTTCTTCAGGAGAATGCAACTCTAACTCGCCTTTAATCTGCTGCAACCGACCCCAAGCCGTAGGTTTCTTACCAATCGACTCGACAAGCACAGGCAAAATGTTTTTCTGCCAAGTCCAAAACGGAATAACCTGCTTCATCTTGCGTTCAGTTTGAGTCAGATTCGCATAATCAAAGTGATACTTATTTACAAGCTCGAAAGCATCATCGATACTTCCACCAGTCATAGCAGTGTGATGCGCTACTGAACCACGCAACATAAACTCAGCTTCTTGGTTCAATTTACGAACCGCAGCAAACGGAGCAAACTCTGCTTTGAGCGGGTTAAAGGTTCTTTGACCGCCACCAATAGCATCCAACGAAGATCTAACTTCCTGAGACACCTGACCACTGCTAGCCATACCAGTCCGATACCACGTCAAAAACGTTTCAAGCTCACCCACATCAACCGCAGACTGAACCTGTGGAATACCCAACTTCTTCAAACCAACAGGTTTCCCGTTAGCAATAAGTTGTTCTAAACCGTAAGCAATGTCACCTTTACGGCCACCTTCTCGTGCAGCCTTAGCTGCAGCACGACGGATACCCAAAACCCTTGTGTGCATACTCATAGGCACATCAGCAATCTGGTTGTTAATCCACATGCCGCCCATCATGTTTCTCATAATGAACCCAGGAGTAGCAACAGCTTGAGCTTTCCACCAGTTCACAAACGATGAGTACTTCTTCATGAAGTCACTCATCGCTTTAACATCAGCGGTTCTAGCAGCAGCCTGAACCGCAGCAGAAAACAGTTCAACCGAACCTTCTCCCGCCCCGTCAACAAGACTGTATCCACGCAACAAATTGTTTGTTCTATTGGATACATCCTGAACGTTGCCAAGCCCCGACATATTCACCATGTAATCGTTTAACCGACCACCATAAACATCTGACAAATTGTGAAGGTTGCGTACTTTACGAAGCTCATTAGCAGCAGCTTGCTGCGAATCAGCAGCACTTATTCGGACAGTTGTTCTATCCGAATCCATCAACCGCATCTTTTCTAATTTCAATTCGTCAATGATTCTTTGTTGCTGAACCATTGTTGCGCTGACTTCAGACAACTCACTTTCAGTTAGTTGTTTCTTTCCTCGCCAGTAAGTACGTCGCTCCGCTAAATAAGCCTCTGTTTCCAAAAGCTTCTTCTGAGCACTGTTCATAGCTACTTCAAGCTCTTCAAACTTTGCGCCAAGAAGATCAAACGTTTCTTGCAAAGCTTCAGTTGCTTCATCAGAAACCTGACCCGCTAATGGTTTATAAGGAACACCTCTATCAGCTTTTAAGCCAAGTCTTAAAATTTCTTCTATCTCACGCAACTTCGCATTCAACAACCTGCGTTCCGCCCCACCTATATCAGACAAAAGCTCAGCAATATTGTTACCTATAGGAGACTTCCCATCGATCAAAGCATCAGCGCCCTTGATCTCCCTGTAACGCTCAAGACGAGCAAGAATCCCCATATCTCCTTCATCAAGATTCTCAATAGCGTTCTTAAGATCCGCCAATTCAGGCATCTCTTCCAGCCACTTCTCCCACTTAGGATTACCCTTAAAGATCTGACCTAACCGTTTAGAAATCCGACCAAGCTCATCTTTACGAGCAGCACTTATAAGTCGCTTACCGTTCTTAGCGAAATCAAACAAGCCATCGCCTGTCATCCCATTTAAGAAATCTTCTAAATCGTCAGCAGCACGAACCGTAACGTCATCCAACATGCGGTTAATAAACGTGGACTTATATGCACGCAAACCCTCGCGCATAATATTCACTGAATCTTGGATTTCTTTATAACCATCAAACAAAGGCAAAAACCCTTGAAGCTCAGGATCAATATTGTTGACAGCTTCAATGCGTTTAAGCATCTCTTCAACCTGAGCAATCTGCTCATCTAAAGAATGAATCAACTCAACAGCATCATTACGAGCATTATGCAAACGAGCAACTTCCTCAGAAGTTTGCTTCACCTTCTGACTTATGTATCCAACACCTCTACGAAGATCGAACTGAGCGCCAGGTTGAATAAGAGCCAAAGCATCGTTAGTCAAACCCTCAATCCCTGAACCATTAGCTATAGCGTCCATAACAGAAGAAATAGCTCTTAGCTCTCCTTCAAGTCTGGCTACTTCAAGAGCAGCTTTAGTAGCTGCTCGTTGACTTGTCTTACTTCCAGCCTTACCAGCCTCACCCGTGTAAAAAGCAATCTTCTCATCACGAGCAGTCTTAGTAGCTTCCAGTTTCTCTTTAGCTATTTGAGCATTAGTAAGTTTCTTACCTGCTCTATTCATCGCAGATGTCAAACGATTAGCAGCCGCACGGCTCAACTGACCATTAGCGCCACGAACAATAATCCCACGTTGCGCTAAACCATCAACAACATACTGAGAACGAATGTAACGAGAATGAGAATCTATGTAGCTCGTCAAAGCTTTAGTCATATCCGTATCGAATATGTCAACCCACTCGCTACCGTGAGCTTCTTTGCCCATTCTTGAAAGCTGATCTCTAATAGAGCCAGCTTTTTTGATGTCCTTAAACGTTCCAACATGCGTTTTGTTGGTGTATACATGCCCGTCTGTACCAGTAACTCTGAAACCATCGTCAGCCGCATCGTCAATAGCTTTCAACAGAGCATCTCTTAGCCTGTTACCAGTTAAAGAAGGATTAACACCTAGGTCATCAATCAGCTTCTCGATACTAATATCAGGCTTTACACCTGGTTTTAAGTTCTCCCTAATAAGATCTTTCATTCCTTTAGGCGTAATCCAATTACGCTTATGAAAAGAATTACCCTGAATCATGTCATCATCAGCAACACCCTGCGGCAACGGCCTGCCACGCAAACGACCAAGCTCATCAAGCTTCTCTGCGCCTTCCTTACCGATATAACGCATCAAATAAAGCTCACCAACAACGCCATCTAAATCGTCGCTGTACGGCAAAGCCTCATTAACCATCGTCCGCAAACTGTCCAAATACTCCCGAGCCTGTGCCCTTAAAGCCACATGCTTAGGGTTAATACCAAAGTTACTACCCTGCGAAAACAAGTAAGGAACCTCATTCTCGGCAGCCAACATCAACTCGTCAAAATCAACACCAGCATCATCAGCGGCACGTTTAAGATTCTCTGCCCCATTCTTTGCTACCGAAGCAAACCTTGACGACCTCGTATTAGCTTGCGAACTAATACGCTGAACCCAACGACCAGTAACCTGTTCCTCTATATTGCTAGAACGAATCATTTTGTTGATATCAACGTTCGTTGAAAACGCTTTACCAAACGCCTGACCCATCTTTGTATCCGCAACCGATGCAAATGCTTTGCCAGGACCAGAAGCAGCCCAAGCAACAAAAGCAGTACTCCCTGGAATCTTCGCTAACATCTGAGCACTTCCAGGCATCTCGACTGCCATCTTCATAGCCAGTCTCGCTGCTTTATCAGCCTCAGAACCAGTCTTCACAGCAACAGCAGGTCCCTCACCTCGCAACTGCCGAACCCTATTCCTAACAAGCTTCTGATTATTAGGATTAGTTAAATCAAGAGCACGATCCGCTTCATCACCCCACCGAAACATGCCCCCAGGACCAGCAGCAGTATCGGTATACAACTG